AGATTATATTGAATCAATCGGAAATAGAGTTTTGATGATTGATGACATAAGTCCTCAATTTAACAGCACTCCTAGATCAACAACCTTTACTATTGTTGATACATTTTCTATTGATGAATTTGATTTAAATGCATATAGATTTAGAAAATATATTGCATTAATAACTGATAAATTTACAACAACAGATCAGGAAGTATTACTGGTTTCTCTTCTCCATGATAATGCAAATGGATATTTAAACCAATATGGTCGTGTAGAAACAATTAGTGACTTGGGATCATTTGATTTTACTATTTTAGGAACAGAAGCAAGTCTTCTTTTCTATCCAAACTATTTTTCCGTCAATAACTATGATGTAAGTTTAGCATCTTACAACTTAAGAGATATTACATCTGGAATTGGAACAGTTTCTCTTGGAGATTCTGCAATCATAAGAACGTCTACACAAAATGTTTCGGTTGGAACTACAACGGCTTCAACAATTGTTGGAATTGCATCTACTTATAGAGCATCCAAACTTCTGATTCAAATTGAAGCATCAGATAAGTCTTATTTTGAAATTGATGAAGTTACTGTAATTCATGATGGAACATCAGCATCGTTATTGGAGTATGGCCAAATAACTGCAAATGATTTAACTCCAGTTTCTATAAGTGGATTGGGCACTTATAGTGCTTATCTTTCTGGATCAAATTTAAATATCGATCTGACACCAAATTCTGGGTTAACAACAGATTATAACATCAATGCATTTATAGTTTCAATTGGAAATACTTCATCAACGACTACAGGATCTCAAACTATTACTGATTCTACTATAAAATCTACTATAACATCAATCGCATCATCAACAGCACCAACATCTAATATTGTATCACAATATCCAACAACATCTTTTGGTGCGTACTATATCGCTGTAGTTGAAGATAAAACAAATAATCAATACCAAGTTTCAGAACTTGTTTCTGTGTCAAACAGTGGAAACACATGTTTAACAGAATTTGCAGTTCTTGAAACTGGATCTTCCATCGGATCTTTTACGATCGATAATCCATCTGATGTAAATCTATATTTTACTCCAATTGCAAATGCAAATGTAGAAGTAAGAGTCTACCAACATGCAATTACAAATATCCACGATTCATCACTAACTCCTTCTATCGACTTTATAAATGGATCTATAGAATCTGTATATGGTGATTATACTGGCACCGAAATTGATGTTAGAAAATCTTTCTATCTAACTCATAAAGACAAACCAATTTTTGAAAGATATATTCTTGGTAATGATTCAAACATTATTGACATAAGCAATAATAGAATAAAAATTCCAGAGCATTTCTTTGTAACTGGTCAAGAATTAGCATATTCACACTCTGGCGCCGGTACAACTCAAGCAGTTGGAATTGCAACTACAACTATAACTGGAGTTGGATCTACGGACAAACTTCCAGCAACTTTATATGTTGTCAAATCAAGCGATCTTCATATTCAAGTTGCAGCTTCAGCATCCGAAGCACTTAGAACTCCACCTTCAGTTTTAACACTTTCGAGTGTTGGTATAGGCACTTCTCATGTTTTAAGAGCTAAAAACCAAAATTCAAAAGTTATTATTGGACTTGATAATGTTATTCAATCTCCAATTGTAAGCACTGCAGTCACAACAACTTTAGTAAGCAATGTTGAAATAATCAGTAGTTCAATGTTCATTTCTGGTATTACTTCATTCTTTGCTGGAGATGTTATAAAAGTTGGCAATGAACTTATGAGAATGACCGCAGTTGGATTTGGATCTACCAACAGCATTCTTGTTGATAGGGGATGGATGGGAAGTGGAATAGCAACACACCCATCTGGTAGTGTAATTACAAAAGTTCTTGGTAACTTTAATATTATAAGCAATTATGTTTATTTTGCGGATGCTCCATATGGAGAAGTACCATTTCCAAATCCATCATCAAGACCAGATGAGCAAGATTACACAGGATTAAGCACTAGTACAACTTTTAGTGGTAGAGTTTTCTTAAAATCTGGTGATCCAGATTCTTTACAGGAATCTTATCATGATAATTATATTTTTGATAATATATCCGGTTCATTTAATGCAACTACAAAAGATTTTACTTTAAGATCCAATTCTCAAAATATTACTGGAGTATCAACATCAAATGCTATTGTATTAATTAATTCAATATTCCAGCAACCAAGAAGATCAGGACCACTTACTGTACTTGGTGATTACTACTTGACAGAAAGTTCTGGTATTACTTCAATATCATTTACTGGCGCAGCTTCCTCTATTTTATATGATGTTAATACAGCATCAATTCCTCGTGGTGGTGTAATTGTATCTGTTGGATCTACTGCTGGGTTTGGATATCAACCTCTTGTTTCCGCTGGTGGAACTGCAATTGTATCTGTTGCTGGAACAATTTCATCTATCAGTATTGGAAATAGTGGATCAGGATATAGGGCAGGTATTCAAACAGTTGTTAATGTAGGTGTTCAAACATCAAGCGTTGGAACACCAAACATTGAATTTATTGGAACTGCAGCTATCAGCGGTGGACGTATTGTGAGTGTTGCTATCACGAATCCTGGGGTTGGATATACATCATCAAATCCACCAATCGTCGTTTTTGATGATCCACTTTCTTACTCAAACATTCCATTAATCTATAGTTCTTCTTCAAGATCTGGTTTAGGTACGGAAGCAACAGTTGATATTATTGTCGGTCAAGGTTCTAGTGTCATTAATTTTGAAATTAGAAATATTGGACATTCATATGGTCAAGGAGAAATATTGACAGTTGAAGTTGGTGGATCAACAGGAATACCAACAAATACTTCCTTAACATTCAAAGAGTTCCAAGTTTCTATTGACAGAACATTTACTGACAGTTTCTCTGGATGGATAGTTGGTGATTTACAAGTATTTGATCCAATCGACTCATTATTTGATGGTGAAAGAAAAGATTTCCCATTAAGTATTGATGGTGTTCAAACTACAATTAGAGCCAAAAAAGGCTCAAATATTGATATCAAAGCGACTTTGTTGGTATTCATAAATGATATTCTTCAAATTCCTGGAACTGGATATGAGTTTAATGGTGGAAGTATAATTACATTCCCAGAACCTCCTAAATCTGAAAGTGTTTCAAAAATCATTTTCTATAAAGGAAATACTGATATTGATGTTGAATTTGTAGATATTTTAGAAACAGTTAAAGTTGGTGATGATTTGACATTACACTCTGATAATGAAAATTTAACAGAAACTGAAAGACTTGTCACTCAAATTAAATCTTCTGATACAGTTCTAACAAGTCTTTACAATAGTGTTGGTATTTCTGTTGATACAACTCTATTAAGACCAGTTACATTGTGCAGACAGACTGAGGATAAAATTATTAATGGTCAAAGAGTAGGAAAAGATAGAGAAATATATGAAGCATTAATTCAACCAACGACAAATATTATTCAAAATGTTGGCGTAAGTTCTGCTGAAATATTTGTTGAAAGTGTAAAAACTTTCTTTGATAATTCAAGTGAATATACATCTTCAGAACAACAACCAAAGAGAATTATTATTACGTCTCAAGACACCATAGTAGCAGCTGCTGCTACAGCAGTTGTTTCAGTTGCTGGAACAATTAGTTCTATTGTAATCAGTGATGGTGGAAGTGGCTATAGTTCTGCTCCATCGGTGACAATCGAGTCTCCTGTTGGTCTAGGATCGACTCAGAGAGCGTCTGCAGTCTCTTCCTTGACCGGAACGTCTGTTGCATCTATTTCTATTACTGCGCCAGGAACAGGATATACATCAACAAATCCACCTGTGGTTCTTATTGAGTTCCCAACTCCAAAAACAGAAAAAATTACAAAAGTAAATTATAGTGGAGATTTTGGAATTATTACTGGTGTCTCTACAACTTCTGTAGGAGTAGCATCAACTGGACTCGTTTTAGATTTGTTTGTTCCAACAAACTCATTCTTAAGAAATACTTCAATAAACAACGTTGGAGTTGCAACGACAGGAATCAGTGGTATTCAAACTGGTTATTATTTCGTTGTATTTAATTCTAATGTTGGATCTGCAGTTACTTCTATCCGTCAAAATAGGACGGTGGTTGGATATGGAACTCAATTCATTGACAACATCTATGAGGCTGCTGCAGTTTCCATTGCACAAACAAGTGTTCCGGGAATTGGAGTTACTTATGTTACCAAGGTCACTGTAAGTCTTCAGAATTATAATGGCATCACTGGAATTGGATTTAGCAATTTCTATGGCGAATTTAGTTGGGGAAGAATTACAAATCTTACCAGAGCTAACCCAGAATCATTTACAATTTATAACACAGGTTTATCTGGAATTGCAACCTCCCCAGTTGTTCAAAGAACGCAACCACTCAAGTCTCGCAATTACACCACATAAATAGATAAAAAAACGGCAAAATGGCTGCAATTATAACTGACCAACTAAGAATTTTGAATGCTAAGAATTTTGTCTCTGCGGCAACTTCTTCTTCAAATTCTTACTATGTGTTTGTTGGTTTACCCAATGCAACTAATTATAGTTCAAATTGGGACACAAATCCGCCAGCACCTAAAGATAATTTTGACCAAGAGAATGATTATTGGGACACAACAATAGCACTGAAAAAATTAAATTCCAGTGATGTTCAACAAGTAATTCGAAAAATTACTTGGACATCTGGAACAACATATGATATGTATCGTCATGATATTAGCGTTACAAACATAGCAAAACCATCTGGTGCAGTAAGTTTATATTCTGCAAATTATTACGTCGTAAATAGTGATTATAAAGTTTATATTTGCCTTCAAAATGGAACGGATCCAGAAAATTCGGACGGAAGACCTTCGCTCGATGAACCAACCTTTACAGATTTAGAACCAAGATCTGCTGGAACTAGTGGTGATGGTTATATTTGGAAATATCTTTATACAATTAAACCAAGCGACATTGTAAAATTT